GGAACTATTTTGTATAATAAACAAAAACAAATAGAAAAAGTTATTACATGGAAACCAAATAGAGCATTTACTTTTTGTGGGCAGAATAATGTAACTTGGCATACTTACGGACACTGGGATAAATCGACTAGAGTTACTATTAATTATTTTAAAAAGTATTGGTAATGTATTTTTATAAAGAAGATATTGAATTATATAAGTTAAAAACTGAAAATCCTAAATTTGAATTTCATTCAGTTAATAGATGGTACGATGATATTAAGAATAATGGTATTAAAAATCATCTTTTAGTAAATAATAAAAATATTATAAGATTAGGAGGAACTAGATATTTTATTTTGAAGTTGCTAAAGACAAAAAATTATACTAAAATACCTTGTATAATCTTCAGTAAAGAGAAAATAAAGAATAAAAAACAAATTAACATTAAGTTAGTATCAAAACTAACTGGTTTGCACTATGAAAAAATATTTAGGTCAATTAGATGAAACCAATTTACATTTTAGGTGCAGGACATTTTGCACAAGAAGTATATTCAGAAGTTTTTTTACAAGGAAATGCTTCTGACTATGGAATATTTGGTGGGTATATACACCTGTCAAAGCTTGATAATGTTATCTTAACAGATCTTGAAGGAGAGTCTAAAGGATTTACATATCCACGAGATGCTGCTTTTGTATTAGCTACTGGAGTTAAAAAATGGCGTTTAAAATTCCTTGATATATTTACAAAAAGATATCCTTTAAGTGAAGATTACTTTCCTAATGTTATGTCTGATTCTGCAAATATCTCACCTTTAGCATCCTATGGATTAGGAAATGTATTTTTATGGAATACATTAGTAAGAGCTAATGCTCAAATAGGAAATTTTAATCTACTAAATGCTGCCTCTATAGTGCATCATGATGTAGAATTAGGATTTAATAATGTTCTATTACCTCAATCACAAATTCTTGGTGACTCGAAAATGGAAGATAATAATCTATTGGCATCAAGTGCTGTAGTAGTAACTAAAATAAAAATGGGTAGTCATAATACAGTAAGTGCAGGTGAAGTAGTATTTGATAATATGTCAGATCGTAAGTTTTTTCAAAGTGGGATGATGTTTGATAAACCATGAAATTAAATATTTATTTTAGAGCTAACGAATCCGCTAAAAGTGCAGGTAGTATTAATAAAGATATAACAAAAGAATCCTATAGAATAGGTACACATACTAAAGAAGATATACTAAAAGCTACATGGTTATCTGTAAATAACTCAGGTGTAGATAATAATGACCGTATAAAAATTTTCTGTGATGCAGTAAGTAATAAAACTCAATCATGGATGAGTAATACAATAAAAACAAAAGATTTTGAGTTTAAAGAAGTACCTCCCTTAAATTATTGTCCCGGCTTTGAGAGCCATCCATTTCCTGATCTACACCCAGTAAGAATTAATTGTTCTAAAGCTCTTTTTGAACTTCTCTATGAGGAAATAGAAGATGGAGAAGATGATGATATATTTTATCTATGTGAGGATGACTATCTACATAGACCAAATGCTATTGCACTTATAAAAAATCTTTATAAATCTGGATATAAAGGATTTTTTATACCTTATGATTACCCTGATAGATACACACTTGATAGGGGTAGAGAGTGTAATGTAATACTTGGACCTAATTCTCATCTTCGTTCTGTGCCAAGCGCGACATTTACACTAATGGCTGATAAACTTACATGGATGCAATATAAAATGGATGTTATTAGAGCATCTGTATTTTGTGATGATGGATGGACGTGGAAAGCGTTTAAACAGGTAAATGCATTTTGTCCTATTCCTGGATGGGCTTGCCATTTTCAAGAAGGATATGTTTCACCATATATTGATTGGGAAGAAGTATATAAATGGGCTATGATAAATGATATCTAAAAGATTACAAGAAAAATACGATTATCACTCTAACGATAAAGACAATGATATGTGGTTTCACTTTGATATGTTACATGCTATCGCAGTTGATTCTAATGTAATAATGGAATTAGGCACTAGAGGTATAGTATCAACCTGGGCATTTATGTCTGGATTATCAGGAACAACAGAAAGAATTTTAAGTGTAAGTGATGATAGAAGACACTTACACACAGAAACTGCTAAATGTATCTGGTCATATGACATTAATCACCCTAGTGATTATGGAGCAGATATAGATGAGGCTAAAGACATAGCAAATGAAAATTTTATTGAGTGGACTTTTAAACAAGAAGATACTTTAGAAACTGAATTACCTAACTGTTGTTCAATATTTTTTGATACAGATCATACCTATAAACAACTATCACAAGAACTAAAACTTCATGCCCATAAAGCTAGAAAATATTTAGTTTTTCATGATACTATGAAATATGCCACAGAATTAGTACCTGCAATCAATGAATTTTTAGAAGAACATCCCGAATGGCGTATATTACATTGCGAAAATGCCTGTAATGGGCTTACTATTTTAGTACAAGCAGAAATGTCAAAAATTGATAAATGGGTAAATGAAGCTGTAAAAAGAGTTGAGCTATGAGTTTTATACAAAGTAAATACTTTAATTATGCATTTTTTTCTAAATATATTGATAGTGCTGTAGAAACTAATCAATGGTCTAATTATGGATGGGCTGTTAAAGAGTTAGAAAAAAGAGCTAGAGAAATGCTCAAGATATCTGATGATAAGGCTATAATTGCTACATCTAGTGGGACTAGTGCTCTACATGCCATTGTATTAGGTATACAACGAAACAAAGGCGTAAAATTAAGAATATCAACAGAAAATTTTACTTTCCCTTCATCATCTATTGGTCCCTGTGAAGGCCCTATTGTAATTGATTATAATGAACATATCAATGCAAATATGACTGATGCACTATTAGTTGATTATGGTGATTTAATAATTATTACTAATTGTTTTGGTCATGTTCAAGAAATAGATTTTATTGTAAATCAAGCTACGGCAATGAATAAAATAGTGGTATTTGATAATGCAGCTACACCATATAGTTTTTATAAGGATAGTAATAGCTGTAATTATGGTACAGCTTCTTTTATATCTTTACATCATACTAAACCAATTGGTTTTGGAGAAGGCGGTATTGTTATTATTGATAAAGAGTATGAAGAAAACACTAGACAAGCCATTAATTTTGGATACGACGAAGATAATAGATTTGACGAAAGAAGTAGTAATTTTAAAATGAGTGAACTATCTGCCGCTGGTATATTACAATGGTGGGATCAGTTTGATATAGATGACATGGTTGAAACATATCAAAAAAATTATTATGACGCACATTATAAGTTAAGTATGGCAAATGTTGGAAATCCTTTTCCTAATTTTTCAGACGATAAATTTCTACCATTTGTCTTACCTTGGATATATAATAATCATGTACAACCTAAAGATTCTTATTTTAAAGAGATTGAAGCTAAAAAATATTATAAACCTTTAAGACTTGATGATGTTGCTTTTCCTTTTAGTAATGAAGTATATAAAAGAATACTTTGTTATCCGGTACATGGAGATATTGTAGAATATGAATAAAAGTGCTGTTGTAACAGGTTGTTGGGGGTTTATCGGTAATCACTTAACAAAAAAATTATTACAAGAAGGTTGGTTTATATATGGAATTGATAAACATACTCATGTTTCTAATACAGTTCAACTTAATTATTTTTCAGAAAACTTTCCTGGTAAATACGAATTTATAGAAGAAGATATAACTAAAATAAAAAGAATACCTCAATGTGATGTTGTATTTAACTTAGCGGCTGAAAGTCATGTAGAAAATAGTTTTAGAAATTCTAACAGATTTATAAAAAGTAATATAGATGGTGTGCGAAATTTATTAGAAATTATTGATTGTACTTTAAGTTCGTATGATAAACCTTTATTTTTTCAAATATCAACTGATGAAGTCTACGGAGATATAGAACAAGGACAATTTGACGAACAATCTCATTTAAACCCTAGTAATCCTTATGCAGCTACTAAAGCAGCAGCAGATTTACTAATTCAATCATGGGCAAGAACTCATGGATTAAACTATATTATTGCTAGACCTTCTAATAATTATGGTATCTTTCAATATCATGAAAAATTAATTCCTCTCGCAATAAAAAGATTAAAAGAAAATAAATTAATTAGATTACATAATAGAGGAGAACCTATTAGAACATGGACTCATGCAGAAGATACCGCTGAAGCTATTATGCTTTTATATGAAAAAGGTAATAGAAATCAAATTTACAATATATCGTCTGAATTTGAACAAAGCAATTATACTACAATTCAAAAAGTTATTAATTGTTTTTTTATGGGGAGAACAAGAGTCAATGTTCCTGACTATATGAAATATGTTGATTTAAAATGGGAAAGACCGGGTCAAGATGTTAGGTATTCAATTAGTTGTAATAATTTAAAACAATATGGATGGTCACCTAAAAAAGACTTCGATAAAGAAATTGAATTTATTGTTAAATACTACAAGGAAAAATTTATATGGTAAATGTATTTGTTACAGGAATAGGCGGACTTTTAGGGTCAACTTTAGCAAAAAGACTATACTTTAAAGATGGGTACTCAGTATCAGGTTGTGATAATTTTATTGGAGGTATACGATCTAATATATTAAAAACTCAAGAGTTTCATGAAATAGATATTTTAGATTATAAAAAATTAAAAATAGCAATGGAAGGAGCTGATATAGTATTTCATACAGCAGCTTTACCCTATGAAGGTTTATCAGTATTTAGCCCAAAAGTTACTGCAGAAAGCATAGTATCTGGTACATTAAGCGTAGCAAGTGCTGCATTACATAACAATGTCAAATTATTTATAAATTGTAGTTCAATGGCAAGGTATGGTGCGCAAATTCCTCCATTTACAGAAGATATGCCAACTGCCCCAGAAGATCCATATGGTCTTGCTAAAGTACAGGCTGAACAACATTTAGAATTATTAAGTAAACTACATGGACTAAATTATGTCACTCTTGTTCCACATAATGTAATTGGTAAAGGACAAAGATATTATGATCCTTTTAGAAATGTTGTAGGAATTATGATTAATCGTTGTTTACAACGTAAACCTATAATTGTATATGGAGATGGCGCACAAAAACGAAGCTTTAGTGATGTTAATGATTGTATAGATGCTGTTATAACCATGATGGAATCTACAAGAGATATATGTGGAAATGTATATAACATCGGCCCTCATCAAAATGAGATGTCTATAAAAGAGCTTGCTTTTAAAGTAGGTCATCATTGTCAAACATATCCAACTTTAGAACATTTTCCTGATAGGCCTGCAGAAGTAAAAAATGCATTTTGTTCAAGCGCTAAAATTATGACAGAATTTAACTATAATACAAAAATTAAAACAGATCAAACTATAGCAGAAATGGTAGAATGGATTAAAAAAGACTCAGGACCAGAAGGTAAACCATTTGAGTATCATTTAGATTTAGAGTTTACAAGAGATAATACCCCTAGAACATGGACGGAAAAATTAATATGAGTGTTAAAATAATTTGCCCTTATTTAAATGATGAAGATATAGTACAACTAAAATCTAAATTTTGGAATCTTCCTATTCATTTTGAAAAAGATTATTTAAGAATTGGATCTGATATGATGTATCAGAAACTATGGAATAAGTTTTCAAATGACGATATATTTATTATGCATGCAGATATGTTTTCATTGGATGATGATGATGATAATTCATGGTTTGATGAAGTTTTAAAATATGTAGATAAATATCCAGAAGCAGGAATGTTTGGATGTTTACTGTTATATCCTGCAAAAGACGCAGATGGAAATATATTTATACAATCAGCAGGAGGTAAATTTACAGACGGGAATCCTGATCATTTTGGGAGTGGTTTATGTATGGATACGCAAGGTAAATTTAAAGAAGAAATAGAAGTAGATACAGGACAATACGATTGTGTAAGAGAAGTTGCATGGTCTACCTTTGGTGGAATTTATATTAGAAGATCTGTATTTAATAGACTTGGAAACTTTTCATCAGAGTACGAGTGGACTTATAATAGAGATGTAGATTACTGTTTACAAGCAAGAAAAGCAGGATTTAAAATTTATCAAATTCCTGTTAAACTAGTTCATCATGAGAGTAGAGATAATAAAAGAATAAAAGCAAATGATCAAAATAAAATTAAAGCAGAGATGAGAAATTTAGAAACTCTTAAAAATAAATGGGAAAATACTGAATTCTATAAAACGCTTGACGAGAAAATAAATGGTTGATAAAGTATTTGTTACAAAAGAAAATTTGCAAAAAGCATTGGATATGAAAGAAAAAAGTAAAGTTGGATTTTTTACTAGTATATGTGCCGTAATTTGGTTAATAATATTATTTCCGTTCTTTGTAGGTATTATATTTACATCACTTCTTATGCTTTTATTTACAATCCCATTTTATGCAATAGACCAACTCATACTTAGGAGTACTAATAATGCCTAGACTTAGTGAAGAATACGTTACTGCCTGTTTAAAATTAGCAGACAGTGAGAAATCTAAATTAACAGATAGTGAGCGAGAGCTACATGGACAATCATCTATAAAATTAAAATCGTTGCTAAATAATCTTTGTGCAAAAGACGGCACACGTTATTTAGAATTAGGAGTATATAAAGCATCAACACTGATAGCAGCACTATACGGTAATACTAAAACAGAAGCTGTAGGTATAGAAAATTTTAAATTTGATTTTAGGGAACCTCAAAAATATATGGAAGAAGGTTGGCCTAATATGAAGTCACATATGTATGATGTTATTCAAAAATATCAATTTGTAGAAGATATAAATTCAGAAAATATTAAAATAATTGAATCAAATTTTGAAGATGTTTCATGGTCTAGCCAAGCAAAATTTGATGTTGTTTTTGTAGATTTAGAACCTGTAAATGCAGATACTTACGATGATTTTTTTAAAAAAGTATTTAATGCGTTTTCAAGACAATGTGTGGTAATTTTCTCAAATTATTCAAGTGAAGAAATAGCACCTGTTATTGAGCAGAAAGTAGAACAATACTCAGATAGAGTAGTTACAGAATTTAAGTTTCAAAGGATTTCTTCTGGTTCCGCAGATGCATTTGGTTACTATAGTGGTATAGCAATTTATGGATTTAGAAAAAAGGCATTTGCAAAAAATGATTAAAAAAAGTGCAATTAGTTTAATAAGCTATGATGCTTATCTATTACCTAAAAGTATAGAAAGGTATTATGAGTATGTTGATGAGATAGTTTTAGGAGTAGATGAGGATAGAATTACTTGGAGTAATAATAAATTTTCTTTTGATGAAGATGTTTTATGGAAAGAACTATCTAAAATTGATGTAGATAACAAAATTTCTGTAATTGAAGCAAATTTTCATAAAAGTGAAATTGCAATAGAGAACGATAACTATGAAAGGAATTTTCTAAAAGAACAATGTGAAAATGATATTATTGTTAGTATAGATGCCGATGAAATATTATTAAATCCAAAAGAGTTTTTTATAGATTTTCTTCCTATAACTGTTCCTTACCTTGATAAATATGATATATGTATGACATGGGCTACACCATATAAAGAAATTGAAGATACTACTTTAGTTATTGCAGACCTTGATCAAACTCCTTTTTTCGGTGAAAATCAAGGTTTTATAACTCATAAAAATAGTGTATTTACATATGCCCGTTGGACTGATAAAAGTCAAACAGGGATGGGACGAATTCTAAGTCCTTTAATAGCTATACATTATAGCCTGTGTCGTGATCAAGATGACTTATATAAAAAAATACATAATATCGGACACTCAGACATTGTAGAACAAGATCCTTTTTATGATCTTTGGGGGCAAGTAACTATGGAAAATTATCAAGAATTAAGAAATTTTAAAACATCAGGATTAGGAGAAGCTCAGTGGCCCTGTTTATATGCAGTAAAAACAGAACAACTCCTAAGCTACTATGAACAATTCGTAAGTAAGGCATATTAATGATTAATATAGAAATTTTAGGAAAGTTTTTTGATAACCATTCGTTATCAATTATAAATAGACAGCTAGCTATTCAATTAAATAAAGTTGAAGATTTTAATATTGTTATAACTCCTTTAGATCCTTTAAGTAATGATTTTAAAGTTGATAAAAATGTATTAAAAACTATTAAATCTCTATCAGAAAAAGAATGTGATGTAGCCGATATTCAAATACGTCATTCGTATCCTCCAGTATGGAATTGGCCTACACATGAAGAAACTAAAGTTATTTATATTCAACCTTGGGAATTTGGGAAAGTGCCTTTTGAATGGCAATATAAGTTTGAAACATTTTCAGATATGTTATGTGTGCCTTCAAATTATGAAAAAGAAATTTTTGTAACTGGAGGAATGAATCCAGATAATATAACAGTAGTACCAAACGGGTATGACGAAAAAGTATTTAACCTTAATCCTGTTGATCCTTATCCAGGTATAGATACAGATAAATATAATTTTGTATTCGTGGGAAATGGGCAATGGAGAAAAGGAGTTGATATATTACTTAATGCTTGGAAAGATGCTGTTAAAAAATTTGATAATTGTGCACTAATAATTAAAGATAATCCTGCTGTATATGGAATGAATAACTTATTAAATGAAATTATTAAGTTACAATATAAAACACAATGTGCAGATATTATATACATAGATGACCAACTTTCTAATGAAGAAATGGCAAGCATATATAAAAATTGTAAATTCGTAATTCATCCGTACAGAGCAGAAGGTTTTGGCATGCATATTCAAGAAGCTATTGCTTGCGGATGTTTTCCTTTTTTACCGGAGCCAGGTCCACATAATGATTTTGTTCCTGATCATATTGGTGCAAGATTACCTGTGAATAACATACATATAGATATTACTAATCCTGAATACTTTGCTGTTAAACCAGGAGATGCTTTATCCTTAATGAGCACTCATACATTTATAAATGAACCAGATACAGAAAGTGTTAAACAAACTATTCAAGGTGTATACCATCATCATCAAAAAGAAAAATTGCTAAATGAGGTAAGAGATGTTAAAATGGAAAATACTTGGACTAATGTTTGTAAAAAGTATGAGGAGGTAGTTAGAAATGTCTCAGAGCGTGTACAGCCTCAAAGAATCTCTTGAGGATAAAATTTTACGAGAATTTCACTTTAATGCGCCAGAAATAAATGAAGAAGTTCACGGGCAATTACCAACAATTACATCTAAAGCTAAAATATTTATTCAACAAACACTAGAAAACGAAAATTCTTTTTTTAGATTTGGAGTATCAGGTGGTGGATGTTCTGGTTTTAATTATTTAATGGATGAAGATACAAATTTAAGTGAAGATGATGTTATGTTTTGTGATTCTCCTAAAGCTGTTATAGATTCAGTAAGTCTTAAATATTTATATGGATCAATTATTGATATTTCAGATAAAGGTTTTGGGAAAACTTTAGTAGTAGATAACCCAGGTGCTAAACAGAGCTGTGGTTGTGGAACCAGTTTTAGCTTTGATTTGGATTTATGGAATGGCAACTTTTAACTGGATTATAAAAGAAAGTAAAATTCCTTGGCTAAAACTTGATATTAAGTTTCCTTATGAATCTATGTTAAAAGAAGCAAAGAAACTTAAAAGTCATTTTGTAAAACATAGAGCAGAAGACCAAATTCAAGGATACCAACATAAAGGATGGGCTAGTCTTTGTATTCATGGTATATCTGCTCATCATACAAATCATTTCACTTCTTACGGGTATTCTTCAAATGCAGAAACCCCATATAAATGGACAGAAATAGAACATCTTTGTCCAACAACAACTGACTTTTTTAAATATCGTTATCCATGTGATATTTACTATCGTGTTAGATTTATGTTACTAGAACCCGGTGGTTTTATAGCTCCTCATAATGATATGAATGAATACAAATTATCTCCTGTCAATATAGCATTAAATCATCCAAAAAATTGTGTTATGAAAATGGCTAAACATGGAACTGTTCCTTTTAATGAAGGAGAAGCCTATATATTAGATGTAGGTAATGTACACGCTTATTATAATAAAAGTAATGAAGATAGATATCATATAATAGTTCATGGTAATTATAAGTCAAATAAACAATGGAAACAATTAATTGAAAATAGCTATGAGAAAAATGGGATTAAATAAGAATTATATTGTAGGCATACTAGATGATTCTCGTGTTATTCCTAATGCAACAGCAGCGCAAAAGTCTAAAGAACTAACAGAGTTTTTTACTAGATTTAAATATTTTGGAAAAATATTATCAGGTACTTCTGTAAATGAAATACTTGATAAAGCTTTGCAAGAAAATGTTAAGTATTGCATTATACAATGTATAGGACATTTAATTAAAGAAGCTAATTTTTTTAGACTATTAGAAACTTGGATGGATTCTCATAATTTTTTTATAACGGGACATATAATGGATAAACAAAATCCTAATTCAGCCCATTCTGAAGGTAATGGATATTATGGATTACACAAACAATGTTTATTAGTTAACTTAGATTATTATAAAAAATTTGATAAACCAGTTTACGGAAGTAAAAAAAGTTCAAATAAAGAATTATTAATAAAGGCAAAAAGGCATGTTCGCGATATTCATGATGATTACACACCTTTATCATTAATGCCCACACAAGAAACAATGTCTTGTACTCCTATAGTAGACGGTTGGAATTTTATTAATACAAGTTTAGCAAATGGATTAACTGTTTATAACTTTCACCCTAAAATTAGAGAACAGAAACAATATGTTTATCCAAATAAAAGTGCAGCAGAATTACAACATCAACTATCTTGGATAAATAATATTATAAGTTATGCCCCTATGTGTGTTTTCTTTTGGAACACTGAATCATATAATGATTTAAAATATATTAAAAATGATAAACCTATTGATTGTTTATATTCAGTAGCAGCGTCTTTTAAACCGAATTATATTTTAAATTATTTTGATTTTCATGAATCGACTGAAGTTATATTTTATGACTATAGTAAGGCTGCATTAGCTTTTAAAAAATTATTACTTCAACATTGGGATGGAGAGAATTATCCAGATTTTTTAAGATGGGCATCATCAAAATATACTATAAATGAGACATCAGGATATCAAACAGAAAATGAAACTTATGAGTTTTTATGGGAAAAAGAAATAAAACTATGGGGATCAGAAAAAAAGATAAAAGAACATTGGGATAATTATAAAAAACTTAAACATTCATATATTCATTGTGATATTTGTGTAAATCCAAAAAAGATTACTTCTAAAGTCTCTCAAGGTGGGACTAAAATTATATGGTGGAGTAACGCTTTTCATACAGTTAACGCACATTATCTAAGAGGTTTACAAGGCGTAAAAAATTGTTATAATGAATGGTTAACTCAAATTAATAACAGTAATGAAAATATCTATATTATGGGTAAAGATTATATGAATAAACCAGTGGAGGGTTTTACCTTAAAGGAGTATTTAAATGAAAATTAATACAGATAAACTTAAACTTTTTGAAAATGAAGGCGATTTAAGAGCATACCTTAAAGTTAACGGTATTTCTGGAGCTGCTATTGATGAGCATATTGCAGCTTGGAAATCGGCGGGATCAGAAAAACCAATACAAAAAGTAACGATGGTTGCTACTGAAACGGATGCAACTGTAGAAACTAAGTAATGGATATAGATTACGGAACGGCGTTTCATAAAAACAATGGAAACGCTGTCAAAGTTACCGTAAATGAATTTAGAAATAATTTATATTTGCATATTAGAGAATATGCAATGGATGGGGACACTGGACAATGGTTTCCCACCAAGAGTGGTTTTGCACTACCAGCAGATGAAGTTTGCTCCTTATTACCCCTCCTAGAAGATGCTGCGGCTGATGTTAGCCAAAGATTCGTGCACTCTACTCAATTTGAGTTTGAATTTGGAGAAACATATGAGCGTTAAAGCCTGGAGTGATGAACAGGAAAATGAATTAATTTCATTATATACTAATGATGGCATAAAAGATGTACATGATCTTGCCAAACACTTCGGAAAAGGGTATCGTAGTGTTATAAGTAAACTTGTTCAATTAAAAATATATGAAAAACCTGAAACTAGTGAAGCAGATAAAGGTCAAACAGTTAAAGTAATGCTTCGAGACCTTGAAGAACTTCTTGAAATTCAGATAGAAGGTACTAATCTTAATAAAAAAGAAAACTTATATAAATTACTTATAGCCATAAAGGGTAAACTTGATGAATAGTAAACTCGAAGAAACATGGGATAGACAGCCTAATGAAAGCTGGGATCAGTATATAGTTCGTAAAATGCACGAAGAAAAACGAGGAGAAGTATATCCTGTTAGAGAAGATGTTCCTGCTGATTTATGGGGGAAACCTATAGTTAAAAAAAGTGATGCAGTTAATCATCCTCCACATTATAACAAAGGCATAGAAACAAATAACTATATTAAATCTTGGGATATGTCTTACGCACAGGGTAATATAATTAAATATGTCACTCGTTATAATTTAAAACATAAAGATAAAAATTTACAAAAACAAGATTTAGAAAAGGCTCAGTGGTATCTAAAAGACTTGATACAAGAGCTTAAAAATTAATTAAAAAATATCTTGTCATTGCCCTTCAATTATGCTACTTTAATTCATTAATATAGGATTAGGCATGAATTACCAACAATTAAAGAACTACGTTCTTGAGCAGTCTCGTAATTATTATGACTTACATACGCAAAGCATCTCCGATGCGGAGTGGGATAACGCTTATGAACAGCTTGAAAAAATGGAAACAGCTCAAGGATGGCGAGACTCTGATTCGCCAACTTTAAAAGTAGGTGGAGCTGCTGGTAAAATACGTCACCCTTATGCCTTGTATTCTCTAAGAAAAGTATATGAAAAATCAGAAATCGAATCCTTCATGGATGTACGCACGCCAAAAATTGATGGCACTAATCTTACACTTATTTATAAGAATGGAAAACTCCATTTGGCACTCACTCGAGGGAATGGAGATAGAGGCGATGACGTCACTTCGTTGGCGGCGGAAATTTCCAACATACCAGATAAAATCTCAACAGACCACGCGCAAGTTGTCATAAATGGCGAATGTGTTACAGACAACGATGTTGATAACTTTCGCAATTATGTTAGTGGTGCGCTTGGTCTAAAATCTCCTTTTGAATTTCGTCAAAGAAATATACAGTTTATCGCACACGATATTCTATCGTTTAAAATGAATTATCTCAATAAGATAGATGTTTTAAAAAATATGGGATTCTTCACTGTTATGGATGATGAGGCATGGGAATATCCATGTGATGGTGTTGTTTATCGCGCTAATGGCTGGCAAACATGCCAATCATTAGGATATACTTCTAAATATCCACGATTCGCAGTTGCACTAAAAACTAGAGAAGAAGCAACTGCTGAAACTATACTAAAAGATGTGCTATGGACAGTGGGTAGGACAGGACAAGTATCACCAACAGGAGTTGTTGACCCTGTTATACTAGATGATGCTACAATTACGCGTGTTACTCTACACAATATAGAGCAGATACAAAATAATAAACTTGGAATTGGGGATAAGATTGAAATTGAGCGAGCTGGCGGAGTTATACCTAAATTTTTACGAGTTCTTGAATATTCCCCGCATGGATTAAAAATTACTAAAGAACATGCAGAAACTACACTAGGCTATAAGCTAAAAAGAGTTGGGCCTAAACTATTCTCTGATACAGTCAACTCCTCTAAGGTAGTTGAACATTTTATTAAAACACTAGAGATAAAAGGACTTGGACCTGCATCAGTTAAAAAGATGGGATTTGTACATCCTGCTGACTTATTTGATGACCCTGATTGGGATATATTAGGAGCGAATGGTGCTAAAGTTGCAGAAGAGATAGAGCGTGCTAAAACAAAGCCATACTCATTAGTTCTAGCATCTTTTGGCATACATACTGTAGGCAAACGCGCTGCTAAGTTAATCGTATCTCATATTCCAGAGTTTAAAAATCTACGAGATATTGGATATGAAGATATTAAAGGTGTAGGTCCTGTTATGGTACAGAGTGTGCTAACATGGCTTGAAGAAAATGAAGATTGGGTATACAGTCTTCCACTACAACTATCAGAAGAAATTACTACTGATGATATTACAGAAATACCTACACGGAAAGTCTGTATTACAGGTAAATTAGATATGACACGTTCAGACCTTACATCACATCTTGAAAAAGGATTTAATTTTAAGGTAACATCTACAGTTACTAAAGATTGTTATGCTCTTATTACTGGTGGTGATACCACAAGTTCTAAGTATAAAAAGGCAAGTCAACAAGGAGTTATTATTGTAGACTATTGGCAAAATAGAACGGATGTGTTAAATGGTATTTTCTAGTGTCAAAACTTCTAAAGGTAGGGTCAGCTAAAAATAATGATCTGCAAATAGATTATACATTTACTTTTAGATGTAATTATGATTGTTCTTATTGTACATCTCATGATGTTAATCATCCATTACTTAATCGTACTTATAAAGAAATATCTGACTCATTAAATTATCTTACAAGTTTTTATCCTAATAAAAATATAGGTATTACCTTTCTTGGTGGAGAACCATTTCTTTATAAAGACTTAGTAAAAGTTATTATAAATCTTGATAGAGGCTATTCTATCGTACTTACTAATCTTAGTATTTCTAAAACATATATAAAGAAAAATTTTTTACCTGAATATAAAGATAAGTTTAGAATAAAAGCATCATGGCACCCAGAGTTTTCTAATCCAGATGAGTTTATTGAAAAAATATTATTAATTAAAGATATAGGATATAACATACGTGCATCAGTATGTATGCATACTAAAAAAGAATTTTTTGATAAAGCAGTTTATATTTTAGATAAATTACCTGATATTTCTGATGTTCATACCCTTTGGAATATGGCATCTAATAATATAACACATAGTAAACTATTTGAATATACTGACTATCAAAAACAAATAATGAATAGATATATTGATAAACAAAAAGAATCAGGATATGAAAAAGCAGTACAACTTACATATGATGATAAAGTTATTGAAATAGATTCAAGACTTATGTTTATAGATTCTTTAACTAACTTTAAAGGTATGAAATGTTATGCGGGACATGAAAAATTACACATACTTGAAAACGGAAATGTATTTGGTGCAAGTTGTTTTTTATCGCATAGTAAGTTAAGTCTTGGAAATATGTTTAATAAAACGTTTAGAGTTCCTACATCTGTAATTACATGCCCCTTTACCTTTTGTGGATGTATTGGGGATATAAAAATTACAAAGGAAGCACAAAAATAAGTTTATTATATTTTAAGCAAAAACACAATCTAATGTAAAATTAATCTTGCTTGAAATACATTTTTCTCTTATAATCATTACATAGTCAAGAAGACAATAGCTTCTTGAGCAAACTTCAAAATCTAATCAACGAGGGGATATATTCCATGAGTAAGTTTGAATACACTGATGAAATGGTTGCTGAAATGCATGATGCAGCCGCTTCTGGCGTTACCGAAGATATTATCGAAACGCTAATGGAAGACTTTGGTTTTCCACGTCGGTCTATCACAGCTAAATTGCGTAAGCTAGGCTTTGATGTACCGAAAAAGCCAGGTGCAGCACCTGTATTTTCTGCTGACGAAACGGACGCTCTTTCTGCGTTTTTGTCTGAAAACTCTGGCGTTCATACGGCAGAAGAAATTGCTGCTGAATTTGCTGACGGTAAATTTACCGCACGGCAAATTAACGGGAAAGCTCTTTCACTCGAAATGACTTCCCATGTTAAACCGGCTGAAAAGAAGGTTACACCGCGCACTTTCTCTGAGGATGAAGAAGCGCAAATTGAAACGATGGTTGGCGAAGATGCTTATCTGGAAGAAATTGCAGATGCTCTGGGCCGCACTGTTAATTCAGTTCGTGGAAAACTTCTTAGCATGGGTCTCCGCGCTACCCAGCGTGATAAAAAGACTTCTAAGAGTGATCCTTATGAGGGGATTGAGGATCTACTCGATCAGACTGTTGAAGAGATCGCTGATCACTTTGATAAAACTGTTCGTGGAGTCAAGACGGTTCTCACCCGTCGGGGTCTCGCCTGTGCCGATTATACGCCAAAATCGGTAGCTGAATAATCTAAATGCGGAGTAAAAAGGGGATAGCCTAGCTATCCCCTTTTTTATTATGAATGAAATAACTCTAAGCGATATAGAGAATGATACTTTAGACTATTTGATAGGTATGCCTATACAAGATAAGCATGCCTATTTTCATAAATTAATCGAGACATTCTATCCTAAATGTTTAAATAATGAAGATGAGTACGAAGCATTACTAGAAAATTATGTATCGTGTATATATGTAGAAAAACTATATAGAACAAATAGATTTTTTAGAGAACAGTTTACTATAGTATATACTCAAACCGGATTAATACGAGATGTTATTAACGATATGTACTTTAACGACGACTCACTTATCACCCATTAACAATCATAACTTGCTAAATGCTTACTTTTGTGATACCCTAATAATAATGGAGGGATATTATGAAAGAATTTATTATTTTAATAATAATGTTTTTTGCTGATCCGATGTATAAAGGAAAAGATTCGGTCAGTATTAAGTCGTATCAAGATAAACCTTTGGTATTTGATAGCTTAGATACCTGTGAAAAATGGGTATGGGATGATCTAGAAAATTTAAAAGCCTATGCAAAATCTGTGTATCCAGAAGCTGTAGCAGTTAAATCTATAATATGTGTTAAAAAATTAGGAACAGATGCATAATGTCAATATTAGATAGTATAACTAAACAACTTCGACAAGTTTACGATCCAGAAATTAGTGTGAATGTGTTAGATCTAGGATTAATTTATGATATTCAAATAAATGAGGAAGAACAAAGTGTAGAAATTACTCATACTTTAACTAGTGCATTTTGTCCTTTTTCCGATGAAATTGTTAATAATATTAAAAAGGCAGGTTATGTAGAAGGTATTAAAGATGTATCTGTAATAACTACTTTTGATCCTCCTTTTGATATATCAATGGTTCCAGAAGAAACAAGGATGATAATGGGATGGTAAAAGCTATAACAATTCCCGAAGCAAAAATTCGTCAAGCTATTTG